ATGACGAAGCATTCTTCAACGAGCCTAACGCTGGTTTCTCTGGTGGCGACACGTCTTCCACCTACGATCCTGGTGCATCAGGTTCTGCCAACAACGATGCAGAAGGCACCAACCCTGCTCTCCTCAATGATGGTTCCCCTGGAACCTATGAGTTGACTGGCGATGCCCAAGGCATGTCTACCGCCGCTTCTGAAGCACTTGGCGAGTCTGGAACCGACTTCCGTGAGATGGGTTTCAGCATTGAGAAGGTTACTGTAACCGCCAAATCACGCGCCCTGAAGGCTGAGTACAGTCTTGAGCTTGCTCAGGACCTCAAGGCAATTCATGGTTTGGATGCCGAGACCGAGCTGAGCAACATCCTCAGCACCGAGATCCTCGCTGAAATCAACCGTGAAGTTGTCCGTACCGTCTATGTAAACGCTGTTGCTGGTGCTCAGAACAACACCGCTTCTGCTGGTATCTTTGACCTTGACGTTGACTCCAACGGCAGATGGTCTGTTGAGAAGTTCAAAGGACTTCTGTTCCAGATTGAGCGTGATGCTAACGCTATCGGTCAGCAAACTCGTCGCGGGAAAGGCAACATCCTGATCTGCTCTGCAGACGTTGCTTCTGCCCTTGCGATGGCTGGTGTTCTTGACTACACCCCTGCACTGAACGGCAACAACGGTCTTATCCCTGATGACACCTCCAGCACCCTGGTTGGTACTCTGAACGGTCGCATTAAGGTCTACGTTGATCCTTACTCTGCTAACGTAAGTGACAAGCACTTCTATGTTGCTGGTTATAAGGGTTCTAGCGCCTATGACGCTGGTCTCTTCTACTGCCCATATGTACCCCTCCAGCAGGTTCGTGCAATCAACCCTGACACCTTCCAGCCCAAGATTGGCTTCAAGACTCGCTACGGCATGGTCTCCAATCCTTTCGCTCAAGGTCTTACTCAGGGTTCTGGCGCTCTGACCGCCAACTCTAACCGTTACTACCGTCGCGTTCAGGTTGCTAACCTGATGTGATATAGGTCCTAACGGACATATAAATACAAGGGACCCCTCGGGGTCCTTTTTTTATTGCATAATTATGAAGTTCCTAGGTCTGAGACTCTGTGATCATGATACTAATATAACTTTGACTGTAGATGACAAGGTATATTATTACAAGTTAGAAAGAGATCTCCAACTTAAACACGTTGGATTTAGGAACCTGACAGGTTGGTATAAGAAATTTTTACAATGGGGTGTACCCCTTAGTGAAATTGATGCTATTGGTATTACACTTGACTGTCACAAATATAAAACTATTAGAACTAATGAGCAAGAATTATTTGAAGAAATTAAAATCCCACTCTTCACACAGATGGGATACAAGGGACCGATCTATCGTGTAGATCATCACTATGCTCACGCACTAAGTGCTTGGATGCTCGGGGAATCTGATGTAGATATGGTATACGATGGGTTTGGTGATGATCATTTATCCCAAAGTATTTTCAGAAACGACCATCGCACTTACTGCGCTTCATACAAAACTCATCCTAGTTTTGGTACTGCTATGGGTGACACTGGTGCTCTTCTCCGTTTGAGAGGAGTTTCATATGATATGGCGGGAAAGATAATGGCACTCAAAGGATATGGTAATGTACCCGAAGAAGAAATAGATGATATCCATAATCGTCTAGGACCTTTGACTATGAAAGATCACCGTAGACTATGGAACTTTCCAATGATGGAAAGAATCTATGACAACGAAAGAGTGATGAGAAACCATATTCAAATTTGTCATACAATTTCAGAAAGAATTATAGAAGATTATTTTGCCAAAAATACGAAAGAGACTGATAGAATTTCTTATACAGGAGGAGTCGCTCTCAACACTATTATCAACAGTAGGATTAGAAAGAAACGTCCCAATCTCATCATACCAGCACATGCAAGTGATGAAGGTTTATCTTTGGGGATCGTTGAATCACTCCGAAAAGAATACAAACAACCAGAGTTTAAGAAAGAGGGGTATCCGTTCTGGCAAACGGATGAAGCGCCGAAAGAACGTCCTTCCAAACTAACAATTAAATCAACAGCAGAACTTCTAGCTCAAGGTAATATAGTCGCATGGTATCAAGGTCATGGTGAAGTTGGACCTAGAGCATTAGGAAATAGAAGTATCCTTATGAATCCAACCATTAAAGGTGGTAAGGATAAACTAAATTTGAAAGTAAAGCATAGAGAACCCTTCAGACCTTTTGGTGCATCTGTCCTTAGGGAAAAGTGTAGTGAGTATTTTGATTGTGAATATGATTCTCCGTATATGCTATACGTTATGGATGTCAAAGATAAGGAAGCGTTTGCACCTATCACACATGTAGATGGAACTTGTAGACCTCAGACAGTAACTGCAGATCAGGAAGACTTTTATGAGTTGCTCACTGAGTTTGAAAAACTTACTGGACTTCCTATGCTACTCAATACATCATTAAACAATGGTGGTGATCCTATAGCAGGAAGTATAAGTGAGGCTTTGCAACTTCTGTATGATACCGAACTGGACTTTCTAGTTACGGGAAACGAAACATACACTAAATAGTAAAAAAGCGTAGAGCTATGGCTGCCACTTGGTACGAAAAGGAACTAAAGAATAAAAACTTTCTGTCTCCTATTGGTTTCAAACTAGTCTTGGACAAAGCACCCAAGACGGCATTCTTGTGCCAGACTGCAAATATCCCAACTCTTTCTGTTGGTGAAATTGAAATCCCAACCAGGGGATTGGTTCGGTATCCAATTGATGGTAACATTCAATACGGAGAACTTACTATAGAATTCCTGATTGATGAGAATTTGGAAAACTATTTGGAACTGCATAACTGGATGCGAGCATTAGGAACTCCAAGTGATCTTCAGGAAAGAGCGGATTGGATCAGGAGTAAAAGGATCGGAGATGTGACAGATCCAATCAGAAGTCTTGTGAGTGACGTTACTTTGATCGCCCTAAATAATAATATGAATGCTCAGTTTGAGTGTTTGTTTAAAGATGCCTTCCCCACTAATCTGTCAACGATTAGCTTTGATGTCACACAGACTGACAACAATTTCTTTAGTGCGGAAGTAACATTCAGGTATACCTTGTACGAAATCCGTGCCATTAACAGCGGTAAGAGAAGAACCGTATGATCTCTTGGTTATTGAACAAATTTTGCTATGCTACCAGATTGGAAAATGAGAGCTCTGGCCGATCCCGACCTGAGCGAGAAGAGTTGGACATTACTGAAACTGGGTCCAGCTACCCTAGCCGAAGCATGGATGCTTCAGGCATTAAAAATGAAGTACCAGATCCGTGGTATTAGATCATGAACTTGGAAGAACTACAAAAAATGTGGGATAAGGACAGTAAGATTGATACTGATCTCTACTGCGAAGAGTCATCAAAGATCCCAAGTCTACATGCAAAGTATCACTCACTACTCAATACTTTCTCCACATTAAAGATTGAACGTGAGACTGAGTTTAATATTCTCATGAGAGATAAGTGGATTTACTATAAGGGTAAAGCACCCGCAAAAGTTTATTCCGAAATTCCCTTTGACTTAAAACTAACTAGTAGAGATGAGATTGAAACCTTCATCAATGCAGATAGCGATGTTCAAAAATGCCGCTCCAAGTTAGCATACATAGATGTGTGTCTGAATTATTTGGATTCAGTCCTACGAATGATCAACAATCGTGGTTATCAAATTAAGAACGCGATTGATTGGGAAAAATTTAAAGCAGGATTTTAACTGCAATTGTATTATGTGTTTTCCTTATGGCAGATCTAAAAATTCGTAAGAAGAATGAGGTTTACCTTAAGATTGAAGCGGAACCTCATGTAAATTATGAACTGTCTGACTACTTCACCTTTGAAGTACCTCAGGCAAAGTTCATGCAGAAAAATGCTAGGTACAAAAAATGGGACGGTAAGATTAGACTCTACTCCCCTGGTACTGGAGAGATATATGTTGGGTTGATTGATTATCTGACTGACTGGTGTATTGATAAGGGTTATTCTTTTGACTATGAGCAATGTAAATTCTTTGGTCACCCTAAAGAAGAGAATGAACTAATCACTCCCGAAGGCGTATATGGATTTGTTAAAGCATTAAACATTCCATACAAAGCAAGAGACTATCAACTACTAGGAATTTATGAAGCACTAAGATATAACCGCAGGTTACTATTGTCTCCTACTGCGAGCGGTAAGTCTTTGATGATCTATGCTATCACGAGATTCCATGTCAACGTAGACCGCAGTGTTCTCATCGTAGTCCCCACTACTTCTCTCGTGGAGCAGATGTACAAGGACTTTGAGGAATATGGATGGGCGGCGTCCAAATATTGCCACAAGATATATGCGGGGCAAGAAAAATACACGGACCATCAGGTAGTAATTACCACTTGGCAATCTGTTTACAAGGAACCGCGTAAGTGGTTTGACAGGTTTGATGTTGTCATCGGTGACGAGGCACACCTTTTCAAAGCTAAATCTCTCACTTCTTTGATGGGTAAGCTTCATGAGTGTAAGTATAGAGTAGGGTTTACAGGTACTCTTGATGGAACTGAAACTAATCAGTTAGTATTAGAGGGTGTCTTTGGTAGATGTTCTCAGGTTACTAGAACTAAAGAGTTGATGAAGCGAGGTCAGGTTGCACAACTTGAAGTTAAAGTATTAGTACTGAAGCATGAATATCAAAGTTTTGCATCGTATCAGGATGAGATTGAATATATTGTCACTAATGAAAAGCGGAATAAATTTATACTTAACCTAGCAAAAGATCTGAAAGGTAACACTCTTGTTCTGTACAACTACGTGGAGAAGCACGGGGAACCTCTTTTTGATCTGCTAAATAGTAACATACAACGTCCTGTATATTTAGTTCATGGCGGTGTTGATGTTAAGGATAGAGAGAAAATTAGAGAATTAACTGAGATCTCTAATGAGAGTATTATCATTGCTTCGTACGGAACCTTCTCCACAGGCATCAACATAAAAAACTTACATAATGTGATCTTTGCATCACCTTCAAAATCAAGAGTCCGAAACCTCCAATCTATTGGAAGAGTTCTCCGTAAAGGGGCAAACAAATCACAAGCAACACTATACGATATCGCTGACGATATCTCACATAATAACTTCAGGAACTATACTTTAAATCATTTATTTGAAAGAGTTAAAGTATACAATGAAGAAAAATTTGACTACGAAATTATAGATGTAAAACTAAGATAACCTATGTTGACTTACGTTAAACACGATGAAGAATTTCATTGTTCTATCAAACTAATTAATGGTGATGAACTAATTGCTAGAGCTCTAGTATCTTTGGATGACACTACTAATCAAGAGTTAGTGTACTTAGAAGATCCTCTCTTGGTGCAAACTTTTACCAAAGAGATTGATGGAGAAAAAGCAGTAAGAGGTCTTGGATTTACCAAGTGGCAGAACTTTTCTGACGAAGATTTTTATATTATTAGTTCGGATACAATTCTAACTATGGCTGCTCTTTCTAAAGAGATGGTCTTTGTATATGAAGCCTTCCTCGCCACAGGGAAAAAAGATACGGTCTCGCGCCCCACGTCCAATATACCCGACAACTATAAAGTAACTCTTACTGATAACGAAGGTTCTTTAGGTAAGATTCAAGAGGCAAGAAAGAAACTAGAAGAT